GACCGCTGGGAGGTTATTTCGCTGCCTGCCTTGGCAGAGCAGGATGACCCGCTCGGACGCGCCCCAGGCCAGCCGCTATGGCCGGAATGGGAAGACGAAGAGAACTTGGAGCGTAAGCGCCGCGCGGTCGGGCCGCGAGACTGGTCAGCGCTCTATCAGCAGCGGCCGGCGCCTGAGGATGGCGACTATTTCAAGGCTGATTGGCTGAAGCCATACGATATAGCGCCGGACCTTAGCTTGATGAGGGTCTACGGCGGATCGGACTATGCCGTCACCGCGGACGGCGGCGACTATACAGTTCATGTGGTCGTCGGGCTCGATCCTGAAGGACGCATGTTCCTGCTGGACCTCTGGCGCAAGCAGGCATCGTCTGATGAGTGGATCGAGGCTTTCTGCGACCTCGTAAGGAAGTGGAAGCCGATCGGCTGGGCCGAGGAGCAAGGGCAGATCAAGTCGGGTGTCGGACCATTCATCGATCGCCGGCAGCGCGAGCGCCAGGCGTATGTGTTCCGAGATCAGTTTCCAACGCGCGGCGACAAGGCAATCAGGGCTCGGTCTATTCAGGGCCGCATGGCGCTTGAAGGGCTGCACGTTCCTGAGAAGGCCAAATGGTATCCGGCGCTGCGTTCCGAGCTGTTGAGCTTTCCAGCCGGAAAGCACGATGACCAGGTTGATGCACTCGGCTTGGTTGGTCAGTTGCTGAATAAAATGTCCGTTGGCTCGCGTCCTGTTGAGCTTGAAAAGCCCAAGAATGTGTCTGGCTATCGCGCTGCCTCTGGCGGCGGCTCCTCGAGCGATTGGAAGGCCACACTATGAGTGATCAGAACACCTCCACCGTGCCGCCGAGTCCGTACGACTATGGCTGGTACAAAGGAAAGCCCGGCAAGCCGCGCTAATGCAGACCCTTCCTGCCACCATCCCGCAAGGCCAGCGCCCGGTCATCAGCCAGGACGGCCCTGACGATTACTACGATGTGACCCGCCTGAAGCGGCAATACCAGGACTTTGCCGCGGTCAAGGACGCCGAAGCGCGGGAAATGGGCCAGGCTCGCCACTATTATCACGGCGATCAGTGGACGAAGGAAGAGATTTCCATCCTTCGGTCGCGCAAGCAGCCGCCGGTCACGTCCAACCGCATCGTGCGCAAGATTGACGCGATTGTGGGACTTGTGGAGCGTCTGCGGCAGGATCCCAAGGCTTATGCGCGCACGCCGAAGCATGATGAGGGCGCCGAACTGGCGACCGCGACGCTGCGGTTTGTGCTCGACAACAACGATTGGAAATCGAAATCATCTCGCATCGCTCATGCCGGCGCGATCGATGGCATTGCTGGCATTGAATACGACCTTGTGCCGGGTGATGAGGACGATCCATCGCTTGAACTGCATATCACCTATGGTGACGGGTTCTTTTACGACCCGCGCTCGGTTGATGAGGGCTTTACCGACGCTCGCTTTCTTGGCGTCTCAAAGCCGGTTGACGCTGAACAGGTGAAAGAGCTTGTTCCTGACCGCGCCGCGGAGATTGACGACCTGTTCACCGATACCGGCAGCGACATGACAACGCCGGCCAGTCAGGACCGCGACACGAACTGGACACAGACTAACGAAAAGAAGCTCCAGCTCGTTGATCACTGGTACATCAAGGGCGGCAAGTGGCGCTGGTGCCTGTATGTCGGCAGCACCAAGCTCATGGAGGGGGTTTCTCCGTTCATCGACGAGAAGGGCAAGACCTTTCCGCGGTATCGCATGTTCTCGGCTGCGGTCGATCATGACGGCGACCGCTACGGCTTCGTGCGCAACCTGAAAGGGCCGCAGGACGAGATCAATCACCGCCGCTCCAAGGCGCTGCATCTGCTTAATAGCCGCCGCGTGATCTCGGAAAAGGGCGCGGTTGACGATATCGAGGTGGCGCGCAGGGAATGGGCCAAGCCTGACGGCTGGGTCGAAACCAATCCCGGCCTCGAAATGAAGCCGGACGACACCACCAAGACGGATTTCAAGGGCCAGCTGGAAATGCTCCAGGAGGCCAAGAACGAGATTGAGAATTTCGGCCCGAACCCGGCTTTGATCGGGCAGGGGCTCGAGGATAGCTCCGGCCGCGCCATTCAGTTGCTGCAGCAGGCGGGCATCGCCGAGCTTGGGCCGTACCTGTCGGCGTACAAGAACTGGAAAATCCGCGTCTATCGCGACATCTGGAACACCATTCAGCGCTATTGGACATCCGAGCGCTGGATCCGCGTCACCGATGATCAGAACGTGGCGCAGTTCTTCCAGATCAACAAGATGGAGATGGACCAATACGGCCGACCCGCGCTGGTTAACGCGATCGGCTCGCTCGACGTGGATATCATCATTGATGAGGGCCCGGATGCAGTGAACCTGCAGGGCGATTCCATGATGGTTCTGCAGTCGCTCGGTCCGCAGTTCGCACAGATGTTCCCGGAAATCGCGCTTGAACTGTCGCCGCTGCCCAACTCGGTCAAGAAGCCGATGCTGGACAAGATCCAGGCCAAGCAGAACCAGCCGCCGCCGCCTGATCCGAAGGTCATGGCGATGCAAGCCAAGGCGCAGCTGGACGCGCAGACAGCGCAGCGGGAGGACCAACGCGCCACCATGCAGCAGCAGCAGGATATGGCGCTCCAGGCTCGCCAGCAGCAGTTGGTTGAGCATCAAGCGGCGATGGATGCACAGATCGAGCGCATGCGCGCGGCCAATGACATCGAAATTCAGCGGATGAAGGCTGCGGCTGACATTCAGATTGAGCGCATCAAGGCGGCCAACAAGGCGCGTCTGGACCGCGAAGCGCACGAGAACAACATGGATATAGCCAGGGACAAGGCTGCCTACCAGGCGCAGATGGCGAAGTCCAACCGCCAACCGGCGGCTTAGTCTTTCTGACCGGATTGTGGCGGCTTGTCTGCGTCCGCGCCGATAAAGGTGACAGCAGGTTTCCCGTTAACGAATCCGGTGTGCCAGCTCCAAACAGTATGACCTGCAGGCAGCATGCCAAGGCGATAGGCCCCATTTATGGGCTCGCCCTTGATTTCGAATTCTCTGATGACCGGCTTCATGGTGAAAGATCATACGCCGTTTATGCAGACAAGCAAGATCGTACAAGCCGACGACACAGGCTTACCCGCACGCCCGCAGCGACATGCTGGCATACGTGATCGCACGAAACGCGAGAGGACGAAACCATGAGTAACGTTGACGAACTGGACGAGGACGCTTTTTTCGATCAGGCCGTGGACGACGCGCCGGCAGAGCCGGTAGCCGAGCCTACGCCTGAGCCCGAACCGGAGCCGCAGCCCGAACCTGATGCGCAATTGACGCCAGAACCGCAGGCCGACAAGCCAGCGGTCGATGACAACGCGCCGCAGGTTCCGTCGTGGCGGGTTCGCGAGATCAACGAAGAAAAGCGGCAGATGGCCGCTGAGTTGGAAGCCCTGCGCGCCGAGCGCGCTCAGTGGCAGGCCAGACAGCAGCAGCAACCGCCTCAGGCTCAGCAGCCGCAGCCCGAGAAGGCCGCAAAGCCTGACCCGCTCCTTGATCCCGAAGGCTACGCCAATGCCGTCCGCGATGAAATCCGCGAGGAGATCATTGCCGAGCGGCGGGAAAGCAGTCTCCATGCTGCTCACGCGAAGTACACGATCGAGTTTGAAGAGGCCTATGCGGCTGCCCAAAAGGCAGTTGATCCGGCCTTGAAGGCTCGCATGCAGGCTTCCCGTGACCCTGGCGAAACCCTCATCCAGTGGCATCGCGAACAGAAGACCCGCCAGGAGATCGGCGGCGATCTGACTGCCTATAAGCAACGCCTGCGTGAAGAAGCTCTGAAAGACCCGGAGTTTCGGAAGGCGGCGATGGCTGCATGGCAGGCCGAAGCCCAGCCTCAACAGAACAACGGTCGTCCCCGAGTTGAACTGCCACCCTCGCTGAATGGCGCGAGCCGTTCAAATGCAGCCCTGCGCGCCTCGCAAGCGGACCTGTCCGACGACGCGCTCTGGGAAGAAGCCACGGCCTGAACAAGCTGCATCCCGGACGAAAACGCCCGCCTCACGGCGGGTTTTTCTTTGGGTGCATGGCGTGACGGCCATTGAAGAAAGGATAGCGGCCAATGGCCCTCACTTCCAATCACGTCAATAACGAACTGATCAAATTCCGCCGCACGGCTGCGACGGACTTCCTGCGCAAGAACCGTCTTGACCCGTTCATGGGCCCGGACACCACCTCGCCGATCGTGCGCTTGAAGGATCTCAGCGCGGACGGCAAGTCGATCAACGTTCCGCTGGTGACGCAGCTTTCCGGCAACGGTGTCGGCGCCGGCACGCTGCGCGGCAACGAAGAGCAGATGGACAGCTACGGCTTCCCGGTCTACGCCGATTGGGCCCGTAACGCTGTCGCGAACAACCGCGCGGTGAACAAGGAGTCGTCCTTCTCGGTTCGCTCCACCGCTCGGTCGCTGCTCTCGGGCTGGTCGCGCCGCATCGTCCGCGATGACCTCGTGGATGCTCTGCTGTCGATCCCGACCGCTGCCCCGCAGGCCGGCAGGTTGCAAAACTCGAACAATAACGGCGGCAACCGGGTGAACGGCATCCGCTGGTCGGCGG